AGAGGGGTCTTATTTTTCCCAAATAAGTGCATTTTCCCATTTGCAATTACATATTAAAAAAATAAACGTTCCTTAACATCTCAAGTATACAATAAACATGCACAAACCAGTTGACATCTTCGTGCATAAATGCTATACTAATAATGTCGAAAGGAGGAGACAACAATGACACAAATACTACTAAGCATTGTACTATTTCTAGGAGGCTCCGGTGTACTACTATCCATCATCTCACCACAACAAAGCGAGCTGTCTGAATATTCATGCTCTGGATCTGTGAAATATCTGACAACTCGCTGTTGCTATCTCAAATATTCTGTTTTATTTGTTGTGCATTTTGCATAATAAACCGTGGGTTATTAGTGTTTGTTTTGTGGATTATTTACTGTTTATTCCAGCCCCGACACGCCCACGTTCTCCACTGAAATTTATTAAGTCAAACAGCATTTCTGAAGGCGTGTTTTTGTTTCTTAACGTATACCGATTATACCCCGCACTTAATAGTGTTGCATCTTCCAGCTTTTTTGTTAATAAATACCCACATCCAACTGACACAAACAAAGTATCAATATCTGATTGTAAACTATATAAATCCGAATGGTTATGTCCAGAACAATAAAACACAATATTTTTATTGTAACCGGTAAAATTATGTTCGTTCCATGTTCCACCTGACTGCACAGCTTTTAATAATGCAATTAATTTATCATAATTCATTGGTTTGTAATTGTATGCAGATAATTCTGGCTTGTATGGTCCGTGACAAAAAACTAAATATTTTTTAGTTGAATCTGTGAACACGTTTGTAGCTAAATATTCAAGCATATTATCACTGAATCCCATCCAGTTTCTACCATTGTAAACTAGTAATCCACCTGATTCTTCCACGTTATAATCTTCATAATCTAAAATAACTATTCTATAGTCATCTATGTCATAATATCCATATAGTTTTCCGTCTGGATGATTATACGGCGTAGGAATAAGATTTTCTATCCACTTCTGGGTTGTAACAATGGAGGAAAGTGGTACGTTCTCTGAACTGTTTGTTGAATATGAGTTGTCGTCATGGTTTCCACGCAACATAAAGCAAGGAATATTTGTCGGTAACATATTTTTAATTGTTTTCATTCTTGTTAAACATTCGTCCGGCGTGGAAAAGTTTCCGTCTGTATAATCACCGCCTAGAACAACACAGTTTATTAGACCAGAATCAGCCATCTCTGAAATCAATGTTAATGTATCATTAATTACATCAGGTGATACCGAGTAATGAAGATCTGTTAAAAATGCAATTACTTTGTTTTTCTGGTTTTCTTCTCTAACAAAGGATAAGGCATTATAAGCAGATGTATAAAAGTCACCAGATATTTCTTTTTTGTTTTGGTTTGACCCGAAAATATTTACAATATTGGACGCATAATTAATATACCCAACCATGTAAATTTTTGATACTACCGCCTTAACTTCTGATCCAGATAATAATTTTAATTTTTTGTCAGACGTGTCATAACAGATATAAAATGACACTGATTGTGACCCGGTCGGGTATTCTATGATATAACCATCAACAGTTGATGGAATGTCTATTCTTTTACCATTGTTTACCAAAACATTTAAAGGGTGACCGCTATCATACCCGCCATATACTGTGATATTTTTTGTGTTTTCCCAGTCTACACTATAACCGAGTGAAAACAAATTAGCGCTCTCCACCATGTTTAATAGTGTGTTTTTTTCAACCATAATATTTGTTAATATACCAGTTATAAGTGATCCATACCAGCAACCAGCTATTATAATATCTGTTGATCTAATACTATATGGATGATTCACGACAAAAAACTTGCTTGTTATTAAATTATAGCAAAGTATAAAATCCTGTATTTTAAACCCGTTGTTAAAAACATGATCTGGCAAGTCTGTGTTTAATTGTGAAAAGACAATATGAAATACTTTTTCAGGTGTCACGACATTTACTTCTGCATCATTATAATCATACAAATATAACGCATTATCTTTGTTAATATTTTGATAAATATTAACTTTTGAATTTTTCGCCATATAGAATTTATATTCTGATCCATACCCGTTAATATAATAATAATCATATTGAATATTAACGATAGCGAAATAAATGACATTATCATTTGTAGCTAAGTATTTAGTGATGTTTGTAGCAACAAAAGTTTTTTCTGTTTTATTTATTCCCACAAACAGTGTTTGATACTCTTCTTCCGTTGTTAATTCAAGCGTATATTCTGCGGTATCTAGTGAAACGTAGTCAACGCCGTCTGTGGCGATAATAACATTATCCAGTGAAAAGAATTTAATAGTATTACCGTGAAGATCCACCAAACAAGGAGAAACAAGGGTGCCCATTGACTTTATAATGTTTGAAATATATTTTCCACCCGCAACCCAGTCTGATCCGTTCCAATAATTCCAGTTTCTGTCGTCTGTTGTAACATATATATTATTATTTCCGGCAGGGATTGCTTCTTTTAAATCAGATAAACTCGAATATACACCTTTAGGTGACCCGGATGCTATTGACTGTATTTCAAGCTTTAAATTTTGATAAAGATTACCAAAAATTTTTTCCAGTGTTCCATCCTCTTCGGCAGCGTCTAACCAGTTATTTACTTCTTTTTGCAAGTCTAATGTGGAAAAGAAGTCTTTCACAAATTTGTAAAGCGTTTCAAAATTTCCGTCCAAACACTGCTGCGCCGCCACGCAATCCCTAACCACACCGAACAAGTAAGTAACCTGTTCGCTCAAACTCGTCCCCTTGCACTCATCATACACAGATTGTACAAGCGGAGCGTGGGAGCAACACCACGCCTGCAACTGACCGATCACGCAAGAAAAGTCATAACATTGCTTCACACTTGGAACTTGATAACCCATATTATTCTACCTCCTTATCAACAACAATAATACCCTCATCAACCATTTCCTGAAACTCTAACGGATCCAACCATAGATCCTCCCTCAAATACGGATCTACACGAAGACCGCCACTGTCCGCATCAAATGTAGCTTTTACCCATCCTTTTAGCATAATTCCACCTCATCTAATTTAGTTAATATTTGTTTGAAATCAAAATCAGCCCATATATTATAGCATCGTTTCAATAACACATTAAAATAGACCCACATAGCATTATGTTGTTTTCGCATATTAGCCATTTCTTTTCTCGTGTAAGCACGTGATGGAGACATCATTTCTATATTTAGCAGTTCTTTTCTGAGAAACACTTGCAATAATTCCGCTTTCATTCGGATATAAAAGTTATTTGATCTCATCCAAACACTTGTTTTTAACAGTCTTTCATTCATTTTGTCTTTATCCATTATGGTCTCACCCCCAAAAATAAGGAATCTAAATCCTGAATGATTTCTTGATTTATATTATACACGATATCACGCCACTTTTCAATCACCTCAGCCGGAAAAGCGCCTTGTCTACCAAGGAAAGTTCGTTCCGTCGTAGAACTGGTTTTCTCGGAATGATCTTCTTTCTCATTTACTGTCTTATCCGTCTTATTATTACCGGAAGCTGCACCGTTCACCGTCTGTTTCGACTGTCCACGATTCATTGCTGAGGCATAATCATTACCGGAAAAGTTCACTTGAGGGTTATCAGAATCAATGGACTGAGAATTTGCGTCAGTCGTCGTATTATTCGTATCAGAATAATTCCCAGTTGTATTGTCCGTCATATCCCTGTTTTTATTACCGGAGGCTGTACCAGAATCAGAACCGTTCATTTCATAATCCAGGTTATGCGTCATATCCACGCCCTGTTCATTCAGCATAGTTTGAAACATCTGCTTATAGTATGGCATCCGGATAGAGAGCTTCGTATACAGCATTTGCTTGTGAAGATTCACCGTTTCCTGTCCGATCTCATTCATAAAATACCGATGCAGGAATAGCTTTTGAAATTCCGTTTTACTTTCCGTATTATCTTCATACCAAGGCATTGGAAAGGAGAAGAATTGCTGGTAATAGTTGTCAACCAAATCCCAAGGGGAAAGATTCACGATCATTTCTCCCGGATGATTTTTCATATAATCAGCCTGAGCGTATTCTTGTAAGATGTTCTTAATTGTCGTCGTTATCATCGTCCATGTCCTCCTCTCCTGCTTCCCTTTCCTCAGGGGAAACACCGCCAATAAATCCGTTGATGGACGTAGGCAGAATGGAATTAAATTTCACGCTGGCATTCCATCCCCATAACTCATTACAAGCATTGATAGCCCGAATTCTAGTAGCAAGTCTTGAGTTTCTCATTCCCTCCGTTTCCCCGTTATTTCCGTCTACCTCTCCGTTTATTAGGCGCTCTCGCTTTTCAACGGGGTTTGATTCATAGCCGCAATCTGTCAGGAACTGACTAAGCACGATTTTAAACTGCTGTTGCAGTTTATCTGCTACATATGGAGCCTCAATTTTCAGGGCTTTTATCAGCCCAAGATTCACTGTATCTCGTGTTTTAATGACCGGAACGTTTGCTTCATAGCTGGCCCCGATATTATCATAAGTGAGCCGCATATCATCCGGGGCCGACATCACGACGGGGGTTCTCTGAGCGAAGATGTTCACATCAATGGTTTTCCAGATATTAGCGAGCTTCTTTGCGTACATCCGGGCGATTTTCGCATAAGAAAACGGGGCGAGGGAGTTCCACATTAAGACAGAATTTTCTTTTCCGTAATACTCCAAATATCCGTTGATCGCCCATACTTGGCGCAGTTCCGGGATTCCGTAGATATCAGGCATCCCCTGTAAATTGACTTTCATAGCGGCGTACATATCGACCAGATCGTCATAGATAAAAGCCACCACTGGGTTATAGAATAGCTGTTCCTCCACCCAGAACGGCTGAATTTCCTCAGGTAGTCCCTCATAGGTAATGGAAGCCAGAAACAAATTTTTCAATTTATAGAAGAAGTAGGCTTCTTCCATATTACAGGAGCCCTCATGAAAGTTTTCGTATACACGAAAAGGGTTTCGCACGCTATCACCTCCTTAATTATTCGCAAGACCAAAGTTTCCGATGTCATTGGTGTGCCAGATAAACACACCGTTGTCGAAGATGGTCCTTAATTTCTTTAACTGATCTAAGTCTACTTTTCCAGTCAATCCGCAACCCACTGTTTTCACATAATCCCAAGACGATCTGTTTTTCATTGTCGGAGTTGCCAGATCATGTACCGGGTATCCGAACACTGTCCAATAATCATCGATTCGTTTTGCGAACTCTGCTGTAATAGACATCACATAGAAATCAACCTGTTGTAGATTTGCCCCGGCGTTCAGGTTCGTGTTCATGGCTTTTCCTTTCAGGACGTTTGGCTCCAGATCTTTCTGATACATGGTATTCATCATATTGGCAACGTCCATACCGGCATTTACTACGCCAGACAATAAGCCTGCCGCACCACCTGCCACAGCACCTGCTGGTCCTCCAAGAGCTCCAGCACCTGCTCCTTTGATTGCGGAACCAATCACAGACATACCAGAGGAAACAGCTTGGATACCGATGGTTCCCTGATTATAAGCCAGCCATGACTTATACACGTCATAATTAAATGAACACATTGGGAAGTTCTGGTACGTAATGGCTTCCGCATAATTGTTCGAAGTCCCTTTATAGTTGGTAGGGTATATCAGAACACCCGGAGTAGTTGACATAGTGCCAAGGAAATTCACGGTTAAATCATGGTTTGCGTTGGAGCTATATTCAAAAAACAAGGTGTTTGACTGACCGCAGTTGTTATCCATCATTAAATACAGGTATGGATAAGAATACAGCTTCTTATTCTTCGGGGTATAGCCACCAAACGGTGTTCCCATAGAAATCGTGGTGAGCTTCTGTGTTGGTCCCGGCTGTGTTTTCAATCCAGCGTTGACACAGATTTCCGGTGCCATGAAGAAAGCCACGATTGCGTCGATTGCGCCCTCATCCACGTACTGATCGATGGTCGATTTCACAGAAGCCGCTCCATCATCCGTTGCAGGCCAGTGCCCAAGAGATGTTCCACGGAACACGCCATTGGAAAGACCATATTCCAGCCGTTCCCCTGTCGGAGATGTGGTAGCGTAAATACAGATTTCCATATCACCGAAGTCAGATTCCGTGTGATAGGCGCAAATGTATTCCCCTGTTTCCAGAGAATCATTTACCAGATTGCCGCCGATGGCGTCCTGGCTTTTTGGAATATGCATCCGTTCCACAAAGCACGGCTTCATGGTACAGTTGTAAATGTTATTCTGCCAGATATCCAGTTCAAAATGCACCCTCGTTGTTTCCGGGGATAACCATTCAATGGAGGTAATAAAAGCGAACACCCAAGTGTTTGAATACCCCTTATTTAAAAAGGTCATGTAGTTTAAATCCAGCGTTTCCATTTCTGTGAAAGGGATCTTTAATTCTAAGGAACCTACACGGATCGGAGCCATATTGTTTAACCGGGAATCTGAATATAGAACACGATAAGATTCCAGTGAAGATAGTGCTGCTACTTGAGAATCATATAGCCTCACATGCTGATAGGTGTTATCCCAAGGAACACCGGAATATAATCGTAAGTTTGACTGCGGTGCTTTCGCAACAACATCTGTTTGCGTTGGCATTGGAATCATTGCGTCCATGTTCCTATCTCCTTTCTACAAGAGGAGCTTGCATTATCAAGCCCCTCTTGCTTCGACTATTCGACTAGTTTATGCATCAGCTTTTTTTGTAGCAGTGATTGCTTTCTTCACAGAAGCATCCATTCGATACGTTACATCAATATTGATCGTTCCTGTCTCATCGGAACCAAGCACTAAAATATTTGTTCCCGGTAAGATGTACGTGTCACGGCTCGTTGCGCCGGATGTGATCGTGTAGTCAATCAATCCAACATGGTATGTTCCTGTTCCACCTGTTACAGACGCCGGAATTGCCATCTCCGTACCTGCGGTGTATTCTACATTATTCGCCGTAATTGCAAGAGAGCTTGTTGCCACCTGATCGGTTGTAAATACCATGATCGGGTAGAACGGGGAAGCGGAAATCATTTCTTTTACGGTGTAGAACATATTCCAGTTCAGAGAGGTAGCCAGCTCCTGATAGCTGAACCGTCTGAACTGTTCCCGGATTCTAAAGAACCGGATATCTACAAGAACGCCCTGAATTGCCGAATCCGGGAACTCATCTACCACAATCTTGCTTACCTGTAGATCCACCTTGTTTTCATTGAAAGCGTATCCCTCTACGAATACTTCGAAGTTGGAATCATTCTCAGGGGTTGTCAGCCACAATAACTGTTTTGGTCTGCTATAGGATGTAGCACCTGCGATATTGTGGATCGGCTTCGGGTAACGGAATTTCTTCACATATGCTTTTACAAGGGAGATCATTTTTTTGCTGGATTCTTCGTCGACCGGCGCTTCGACGGTTGTTGCAGGCAGAATCTGTTTATCGTATCCTGTTCCAATAATCGAGTTGATAGCGTTATACTCATCCCAGTTAAAGCCGGATACACAAGACACCGCCTTTGCTCTCATGAGATCCCGTACACCGTATTCGGATGTAAAAGCGTCACGCATATTATCGTAGCTGATCGTTGCCGGGTACTGCTCCGCAAAGTTGACACGGTGGAACATCGTCATAATGTAAGACTGGTACATCTTAAATGCCGCTTCGTAGTCCTCCCTTGGGTCAAACCCTTTTGACTTGGCGAAGTTGACGTATGTTTCCTCATCAATGGAACCATAATACATGGGGTCTTTCTTTACTACGTTAAACGGGTTATCCCAAGAATCAGAGTCAACGGTCTGCATTCCAATTCTCTGCATGAGGGACGGAACCAAAGCATTTCTTGCCTTATCAATGTTCATCATGTCATCGAACACCTGTGCAAGATTTGCTTCTGTTGGTTCGGATAATCTGTTTTCCAGACTGTACTCATTTACAGCCGCTTTCAAAATATTCACGTTAGTGGATGGCACGCTTGCTTTCTTTGTCGCCATAATTGATTCCTCCTTTACTCTGTTGCTGCATCCCAGTCAATGTCATTAAATAACACATCGTCCGGGGTTTCCTGCTCGTTTACATCAACATCACTTCTTCCGGTTCCTCCCATTTCGGATAAAAACCGTTCTTTGTAGCGATTGTTTAAATCCACAATCTGCTGATCTTTCTTTGCGGATTCCGCTCTTGCGGCTTCTAAGTCCACGATCGCCTGATCGTATTTGGTTTTCCATTCGCCGCTTGCTGCTTCGATCAGGACATCAAAAGCGTCCTGCACACTTGAAACATCTGTCATCTGATCCATGATTGCTTTTACTGCGTCATCTGGTGTCATGTGTTAAAACCTCCTTTTTAATATTGGGAATTTATATAGTTTATTTTTTATAACCAATCCCGGATCTGGAGGGATCGGGGAAAGATTCTCTAAATAATTGTACCAGTTCCTAGCGTTCCGTTTCCGCTCCTCCATCGCCGCAACGCCTGCACGCTCGAAGTTTAAACAAAACATTTCTGCCAGCGTTTCCGGTGTATCTGTACTGGAAGTGAACTCCTCGAAGCTTTGTGGAAAAGAGCTGGTTGGAATCCACTGACCGGAGGGCACTGTTTCTTCTGCCAGCCATTTACACTGACCTGCCCCATCGCTGATATCATACCCGTTTTTCACAGCCCAGTTGGTGTAGTTGGTAGATGGCGTCCACTGCACCAGCCCGAACCCCAGCTCCGGGTTGACGGATAAATTCTGCCAGATTCCCGGATTGATGGTAGATTCCCGTTGGATGTTCCCAAGAGCGCCAGCCACTGCATTTAATGTCCAGCCGTAGCCGAACATGGTAGACCAAAACACGTAGGCGTTATTTTCCATTTCGTCTTGGTTTAAGTAACGGTTTCCATAAATCCATATGAGTGTTGCGGCTCCTCCATATCTCCAACACTCCGTATAATAAGTAGGTGAGACAGGTCCGGAATTGATGGACACCTGATCCGCTAACGGAACGCCGGATTGATGCGCCCCCATAGTGACATATCCCTGATAGCACATTTCTGTGTGCCCCGGCTTCCACAAGATGTCTCCCGGTTTCCACTCTTCTGTTACGGGGATTTGACCGAACCCCCAATCTTTGAGATAGCCTCTCATGGAACTTGTGGTAAACCACGGGTTCGTCTGTGTAAAGCCTCCTTTCGTGAGGGCGGCTGATATTAAAGAAGAACAGTCATAATAGGTAATCCCATTCACTGTCTGCCCTCTCCGATAGGTTTGGGAGTAACCCACATTCGGGGCATTGCATACGGAAATCGTCCATTGGTATGCTAAACTAATATTAGGCATTGTCAGTATCCTCTGTAGACACGAATGATTTAATATAGGTTGTGAGTTCTGTCAATGCCACCGTGTTATTGTTTAACGCCTCTGTGACGCTTTTCATCTCATCGTTATGCCTCTGGCGTTCTGTCTCAAGCTGGTTTGTGTACTCTTCTCGTTGCAGTTTCACATCTTCTCGGTTCTTGTCATACATATATTTGATAAAGTACATACATAAGCCAGCTACCACAGCGGCGATTCCCACCTGCTGAATCAATTCGATCCATGCTTCCATCCATTACACCCCCTTTACAATAAGGGTTTCCCCTTTTTTCAATGTAACCTCTTTTGACGTGACACTGCCTCCTGAAGAACCTGTAGAGTTCGGCCATGCGTATTTTTTCCATGCGTCTTTTGACATATAGGCAATATCAAGATCCAGATTGTTGCTCCACCCGGAAAGCCTCCCAGTGGAGGTGTACTGATGGATCGCAACGGTGGAAAAGGCTCCAGTTCCCTCTGTTCCAAGCCACGGGTCTTTCTGGTATCCGTTTACAATTTGGTTGTTGGCATAACGAGCAACCCATAACCCGTAATCCTTTGCCACACTACTCCAATCAGCATGCCTTGTCGCACTATGCGACATGTAGATGAGTGGTCTTATTCCTGTTTTTTCATGCACCCGATCAAGCCATGTTTTGCACCATTTGACCGTGTTCGAGTTTGGCTGATTGGTGTATTCGAAGTCCAAAACCAGGATTGCTTCTCCCACGTAGTTTTCACAGTGCTTTAGAAAATAGTCTGCCTCTTCTTTCCCTGTTCCTGTTCCACGGGCGAAATGATACACTCCCAGTAGTTTTCCTGCACCTTTCGCCTCCTGATAGTGGGAATCACAGCAAGGGTCTACAAAACTAGTCGCCTCCGTTGCTTTCATAATCACAAAGTCAGCGGATATCTTAGCTAAATTGATTCCGTTTTGATAATGGGAAACATCAATTCCGTTTAATGCCATGTCTTCACCTCCTCTCTAGCAGTATAGCACAAAATGTATTTAAGATCAATCTTTTATCATATCATAGTACGAAAAAATGTCAAATAAAAGAAGCCCTACCACGGGGCATGTGACGGGGGAGACAACGCCATACCAAGATTGCGGCTGCCTGCCTTTTGTCTTTGCAATCTTGATAACGGTCACGAATTGCCGTGGGGACTTCTATCTATTATTATACACAGTGCCCACATAGTTGTCAACACTATACAAACGAAACCATATCCAAAAATGTGTTTTTACATTCCAAATCTTGAAAACGTACATTTCCTCGATTGAATTCGGTTCGCATCATCTGTACTAAATAGTTTGTGGTTCCGATTCGCATGAAGCGATCGTCTGTTACGTCATTTACGGTGAAGCAGACCCTGTAAAGAAAACTTTCATCATAACTCTTTGACACATACACGCACGATGGATACCGATAGACCCCGTACAGGGTTTGATCGTTTTTGATGGTAAGCATATAGCTTCCACGACCTTTTGGTTTCTCAATCAATGCGTAGTTATCATTTAGATATTGGTTCTCAGACGCAAACTGGAAATAACCGTTGTTCTTAAACGCCCGGTTAAAACCGGAGTTCTGAAAGGCTTCTGCGGCATTCTTATTAAATGTCCGCTCAAACACCCATCCCTCTCCCCTCAGGAACCTTGTGTTTGTTTTCAACCGCTTATTGATACCAAATGTGCTGTAATATGGATTTAAGATCGATACGGTATTGCTTGCCAAATATAAAGGCACGTATCGGATGTTCTTCCCTTTCCCTCTTGCGACTGTTGTGTGGATAGAGATCAGCTTTTGCACTTCCATTGGCACATACACATTATCTTCGTCCTGATACTCGTCAAAGAACATATTCCCTACATTACGGAATACGGCAGACATCTGTTTATATTTTCTGGCGATATTCACGGCAAGCGCAAATCCAACTTCTTTTCCCTCGAATAACATCAACCGTATTTTTCCAGATGCCAAGGACTTTTCTTCATATTCCGCGCCCTCGTATTTCACATCAACGACATCCCCAAAGAAACTGTCTGCACACCCCGGCATGTCATCTTTAAATCGATACAAATAGATAAATTGGTTCTCATCCTCTTTTTCCAATGCCTCTTTTAATATCTTACTCTTAATGCTAAACGATTTCCCTGCTGTACGGTTTCCGTCCGCTATAAACACTTCTGGTTTCTCTCCGTTGATGTCCAACATATTGTATAATTTATAATTAATATCATAAAAGTCTCCCATGTGTATCCTCCTTTTCTATATAGAAAAAAAGGCGTGACCTCAACGCCTTTTCTCTTCTTCAATTTTTAGTTAGGAGTACTTATAGCGATCACGCAAAGGTGTAGCTATCTCATTAGATTAGTTCCGCTGTTAAGAACATCTGCCCTTTATAGTTTGCGGATTCCTTTTTCATAACCTTAATGGTAATATCTTCTGTCTCGTCCATTTCGCCATCCGCAATCGCATCTTCGATATCACTTAAGATATCTTTTACGGTTGTATATAATGGCTCTGAGCCTGACACGTACTTTGTGCCGTCCTTATCAATATAGACATATTTGTTGTAATCCTGATTGTCTGATTTCTCATTATGTACCTGTACGGTTACAACATTGTCAATGTTAATCATAATCGCCTGCTCCGGTGTTACCAGATCGTTTAATTCTGTTACATCGTTCAGTGCCTTGATTGCGATTTTCTCTCTTGCTGTTAATCCTTTTACACTTTCTTTCACTACTGATTTGTAACCTTTCATACTTTTGTTCTCCTTTTCTTTTTATATTGTTTTTTTTGTTTACATATAGAATCTTACATCACGCAAACCTTTTTGTCAATAGGTTTTCGCATTTTAAATGTTTTATTTGTCAATAAGATGCCTCCTGGTATTCGCACTGCCTTTAAATTACAGTTATCTAACTCTAACCCGGCTTTGAAATCCGTTAGACCATATCCCCGTTCTAAAAACGCTTCTTTTGCTCCCTTTCCCATTCCAGCCGCTTTTAAATCATAGTACGGTTTCTCTAATGGCTCTCCGTCTTTTTCAATCAACACTTCCAAATAGGTTTTCTGCCTTTCATAAATGGCAGATTCAAACTTCGATTCATTTTTCCAAGCGTTAAAATTCGTTGGATGGATTACCATTCCATTTGGCGGCTCAAACCCAAGTAAATGGTTTGAGTCTGTATCAGCATATAAGAACCGATCGTAATTGTTCATTGCCGCCCGGATTGTGAAGTTCAATGCGTAACTGGTTACCGCCGCTCCAACCGCAATATACCCGACTTTCTTATTATGTTCCTCGTGTAGTTTAAAATGGATCGTATTATCAGTTGGATCAAGATACGGCTCTTTATAACTGGAATCGTCTGACATCGCAAACTTCCCGTATAAATTATTTAGAAATAACTTTGCCAGCGTTCGTAAAAAGCCGGTACTCGTTTCTTTCATCTCTTTATATCGATTGATATAATCATCAAACAGCCCTGTCTTGGCCCAGAACCATACATGGTCTAGGATTTCTAAATCCTCTGTATCATACGTCTCTTGAAATAGCTCCCAGTCTGGCTTTGTAAACGTGAACTCTCTGACCGTATCGCATTTCTTCCCGTCTACATCCCGATAGTATCGATAATACCTCCCATTCATTTTGACATCTGTTGTATACAGGTTTTCTGTCGCCCGGTAATTCGCGTCTCCTCGAATATGCATCCACGGAAATTTTCTTCGCTTTAAATGAAAACGGCATCGCACTCGGATATAATAAAACTTCCTGCGATCTTCTAATAAATCAACACCGGGAGCCCCTAGACAATACTCCCCGTGGCCGTAAGGATATACATTGCCGGATGAGCTATGCATAACAGATGGGTATAGAGAATTCACATCATAAACGCTTCCCTCTGCCACGGGTATCCCCCGATACTTTGGATTTACATAGCACCACCCCCCGTGATAGGCTTTATGGCAATACTCCCATACATTCGTGATCTGATCGTCTATCAAAATAGGATCTTCCCGTAAATCAGGGAACATCCGTTCATAATCATATTCCCCATAGGTAGATTTGAACTCCTCAAGGCAACAGCTTCCGATGGTTAATTTATTATGCCCCTCATCGAACATTTTTTCCAATGCCTCTTTTAATACCAGCACATCATTTTTAATGTAGAGCAGCTCCTCATCCGTAATCGCACAATTAGCGTACCGCCGGCCCTCATAGTTCATCGATAATTTCTTGTGCTTCGTTTTAAAGGACTTGCCAATCACGTCCAAACTGCTCGGAATTAATTTTAAACTGTTTCTCAGCTCAATGACTTTTTTATGATATTTTAATTTGACCGTATACCATGAACCTAGTAAAGAGATGCTTGTTGTAAATTGCCTTGACCGCATGTTCTTCTCTTTTTCGTTCGTCCAAGTCCACCCATTCCTTAATAGAAAATCCACGATAAAAGACCCGTCAAACGCAATATTATGAAAATAAAATACATTGTTACCGGGTCTTGTTATGATAAACTGAATATAGTCCCTGATGTTTCCTTGTATGAGCACCTCTTCACTCTCGTCGTACAACTTCGTGCTTGCGGCTGCCCACACCTCTGTCCAATTCTGTGTATGGCCTGCTTCCCTTATCATTTCCTTTGTCCATACCGTTGTTTCAAAATCGGACGCCCAAAACGTGATCTCTTTCTTTTTTCTGCCGCCCAACGTCACCACCGCTTTCGCTTTTTTTGCCTTACTCCTCCGGCTCAATGACGACATCCATTAAATCTATGATCTGCCGAAATTCATCGCTATTCATTGCCCATCCCATGGATTCCGCAACTTCTGTCATTTTGGCGTTGACAACCTCGTCTCTGGAATCAGCGCCGTCTGGAAAGATGTCTGGATTGCGCTTTCTCACACGGGCAAACGCAATCTTCTCTGCTTCTGTTGCTCTTCCTAGTAGTTCGTCCGTGCGTTGACGAACCAGCATCCGCACTCTTGGATGAATCCCTGTTTCGATAAATTCATACCATCGATCAATGATAATATCATATTCCTGCACTTCGTCCATATTATCAAATGCCCTCTGAGTGATCTCACGTAATGATTTATTGCTTTCGCTAAATGAGATTGTGCTTACACTCTGCAACTCACGTACTGTTTCCTGTTCAAAAGGTGTCATTTGCATAAACTCTTGATTCATTTTCTGAACCCTCTGCCGGTGTTTTCTTCCTTTCACCTGAACCGCTTCTCCCGTTAGTACATCATATAGGGTTGTGCTGGCATGCTGTTTGATCGCCTTACCTGTTTCCCTTTCAAGCCTCGCAATGGAAGCTCTTGTTGGCCTTTTCACAGGGGCAATTGGCTTTACGAAATATCCCTGATTGGTTAATCGCTTTACACGGCGTAAATAGTTACGCCGTGCTTTCTTATATTGCTGCTGAATTGTCATGGTTTACGCCTTTCTTAAAATAATCCCGTTTTCTGTTTTCTCCCATTTTAAACGGTCTTTCTGTGGGTTAATTCCCAAATCGTAGATCCAAGGCTTCGGAACCGTTACTTTGATAATTTCAGTTCCTGTGGAACCGTAACTGATATTGAATTGATATGTTTTCTTATTGTAATCAATCATTGCTCTCTATCACCTCTCCCTCTTTCTCATCTGGCATCAATGCTATATGATGATTGTATGGCACATAGGTTCGAATACAGAGAACGTCATCATCCACCTCTACCGATAAAATCAACGTTTCGGTTACAAATGTTGACATGTGAAAACAATCAAGATATGTTATGTAGTCAACTTCACCGTCTGAAATGACAACTTTCACTATATCTCCACGATTTAAATAATCTAACACTTCTTTCAGTTTCATCTTATTACCTCCTTAAAAATATTTGATAATTTCCATCTTTCCCTTCGCATCCACGATAACTGTCTTTTGCCATCCATTTCGCTATCTGGCGATAGTTCGCTTTGCTTAACACGCAAAGAAATTTGTTTCCTACGTATACACGTATGATCGGATACTTCGCTTTTATTTCTCGTATCCGGGTCATTTCTATACGCTGTTGTTCATAGTTATGGTTGATGGTATATATCATACGAACAGCGATAGCCAGCAATAAGCAGATCACACTAAATTTTATTTCTGGTGTCATTTGTTTTCCCTCCTCTCAAAATAATGTGCGTATTCATAATATTTTTTAATATGAGCGTTTGTGTAAACAACGCAACAATGTTTTTCAATCGCCTTTGATAAGCAGTCATCAAAAGTTTTTTCAAAGAAAAGATATGTGTTTTTTAAATACACTCCGTCAGAATAGGTTGCTATTTGAAGCATAAGTCCATTTCTTTCGACGTCCAATACGATTCTTGAACTACTTTCTAGTTGTGCAATAGGGTGCTCGTCTCCGTCTATTGTTACGGAACTATATATGATGCGTTCTTCCTGTTCTGTAACACGATACCATAAATGCGCTAAATCGGTGAGTGCGTCAATAGTTGAAACGGTATCAAGTTTTTTCGTTTGCGTTTCTATCCGTAACGTGTTATCTTCATCTGATATCACAAAGCAATATACTTCGTTATTGATTTCACCTGATATAGAAATATTAAAGAGTTCCTGCTCATAACTATATAAGCAGTCAAACCATTCTAACATGAGTTTCGCAATCGCTCTAGCGTTCATATTTTCATCCTCCTTAAATTAAATTGCGCCGTGCGCTAAGTTATAAAGCCATACGTTTAGTTCTTGATATACTTCGTTGAGATTGTACATGATGATCGTGTATACAAAGGAAAATAATAATACACTGGCGATCATGCGGATAAAATTTTCTTTGGTTGGTTTGATAATCGCCATGATGATGGAGAGTAGTACTCCACATCCTCCTAGAAATAGTACAATACTTAATAATATTTGCGTCATCGCTATACCCTCCTAATTGATTTTATCTAATGCCAACACGATATCGTCGATACATGCTTCTACGTCGTCTCTATCGTAGAGATCATATTGCATCTCGATATCGTCTATGCTGGCAAATAAGTGTAACTCGTCTGATATCTCTATGCAGCGAAAATAGGCGGTTGTGTCGTATGCGTTTCCTGAGATGTTAAACCACTTAGCTTTGCCATAAATATGCGAGCTTTCTAGGTTGTCTAATAGATTAAATATTCTACAATATAGATAGAGCAATACATCGGATTGATTGAGCATAGTTGCTTCCTCCTTTCTTTTCATGTTGTCTCCTCCTTTGGATGATATTAGTATAGCATTTATGCACTAGATTGTCAACAGTGTTTCTGCATGTTTTTTTGTATACATGCTATTCTGACACACGTGTCAGAATATTCGTGCGTTCTGGCATCGTGTCAGT